TTTTGAATGTTTGATTTTGCTAAATAACTTAACTCCCCACTCAAAAAAGCAAAGTTCAAAGCACTTGAATACTGAGGTAACGGATAAAAGTCTTGACCAATACAAGGTAACTCATATATAAATAACTGCTCTAATTCTTGATTTAATGGATTATAAGGCACTATTTCCTCTACATCTATACGTGTAGACCAATCCTCACAAATAAAGTATGTTTGACCGTCTCTTGAACGTCTTATTTTTTCCGGTGATAGGTTATCAATTCGTTTTAATTTTCCACGTTCTGAAAAACACAATCTAAAATATACGCGGTTATGAATTACAAGTTGTTTTGTAACTATTGCAGCAGTCTTTTTTAGCTTTAATTTCTTTTCAAATGCGTACAAATCTAATTTTTCCTCATTTGTAAGTTTCTCAATGATAATGTTAAACCCACCACCAACGACAGCGTTAACTTTGTAATCTACAATAGCACCATGCAAAGGCGAAGTGTAATACATTTGATTTAAAACCTCCGGATATAAGTTATCCTGTCCGAATGGAATGTAACCAGCAACCTGATAACGACCATTTACATAAGGTAGTGCGAGATTTGCACCGCCAATTTTAACAAATGGTGTACTGAAAGATTGATAACCCTCCACAACTTCAACACTTTGCTTTTCACTTTTAGAAAATATATTGTACCATGCCATAATTAATCGTAAATTGAGTTTATAACTGCTCCCGAAACAACCATACGACCCTCTTCGATAATAATTCCCGTAGTGTCTTCAATCGTTACCGGTGCAATTAATGATTCATAAACAGAATAAGTGTACTGCCCTTTTGTTAATTCAACATCAACCGGCTCATCTAATAAGAATTGATTAAACCTTTCAGGATAAGTTGAAATATCCGCTGTCGTAAATAAAATTGGATCGCTTTCCGGATTCATTTCATTTTGAAACACGAATAAATAAAAAGGATTTGTTAACGAACTAACCTCTGAAAGTGTTAATACGATATTGTTTACTTCATCCTTGTTTATGTAAATCATAACTATATTAAATTAGTTCGTCTTTTTGTTTAAAAAAAAAGCACCCCGAAGAGTGCTAATTTTGATAAGAGTAAGCGAATTAAATAACAGATAATACAGTTGACTCAGTTACCTCATAGGCTAAAAAGTCATTTTGTGCTAATAGTGTAACACTGTATTTCGAACCGTCTGCTCTGGCCGTTCCAGAACCCTCAGCCGATGCTGTTAATTGTAAGAATGGAAAATACCAATACTTACCATTTGCATCTTGTACGATTGCATTCAAATACTGTTGACCAGCACCCAAAACTTTAATAGCTTGTGACTTCGATTGGTCACGTCTATGGAACATTAAAGTAATTGTTTGAGTGTAATAAGACGAACCATTGATTAAATCAATCGCAGCTTCTTCAGTATAGCTTCCCGTGTTTCTTCTGATTTCAAATTCAGTGTAAACGTTTGCCGGATTTGTTAATGTAATTGAATCGATAGTCCACGTTAACGTTGGGTTTAAAGTGAATGTATCAATGTTATCTTGTTGGTTTATCCACACTTTGTAGATTCCCCCGGAGTTGTTATCGCATGATTTTACGATTCCCTCTAATGCTTCACATGACATATTTATATTTTTTTTTATGTTTTACAAAAAAGGGGCGAGGTTATCCCCACCCCTTAAATTATTTATTAGTTAATGATTAATCAAAACAATCAGCCCAAACAGCGATTTGCTCAGGATTTGTGTAATAGAAACCAGCTTTAACATTTGCACGTGTACGGATATAAGGCTCAGCAACTGAATCAGTCAAATTAACTGCTTTCAATGCTTTTGAATCTCCCTCTGCATCAAATGCGTAGATTAAATCGTCTTTCAAAGATGCAACGATTGTGTTGTCAGGCATACCCTCACAAACTACAACTTTAATTCCTAAGAAAGTCAATCCCAAAGGTAAAGTTACATAAGTCAAAGTGTTACCAGATGCAGCAGCAAGTTCGTATGCAGCAGCTACATTTGAAGAAACTCTGAAACGTAAATCAGCTTTTTTGAATCTTACAGATGCCGGTAGTCCATTAAGAACAGCCTCAAAAGTAGTTAATACATTTGACGCATTAATTGCACCACCACTCGTATAAGCAAGGCTTGCACCGTCTTTACAAAGTCGAGTTAAGTAACCGTCACAAAGAGCCAACAAAGCATTTTCACTTGTGATATCACCTTGCCAACGGATAAGCTCGATATCCTCTTCGATTTGTTTTGCCATTTCTCCCCAGTAATAGTTCATGAAAGACGGTACAGAAAAATCGCCATTAGAACCTTGAGTCATTTGCAAAGCCACGAAAGATTGCTCTAAGTCAAATTGACAGATTTGAGCCATTGCAGAGAATGCACAAACATCAATATCAATAGCATTCAATGAATCATTTGGAGCAGTAAAAGCACAAGTCGAAGCCTGTAAGATTGAGCCAAATGTTACGTTACCAAGTTTTGTACGAGATTTAATTCCCGGCAAAGCACGATAAGTGTCTGCTACATCAGCAGTTAAATAAGCACGAGAATAAAACTCGTTAGGATTCGGACACAACAATGCGTTTGTTTCAATATCCAAATCAAATTTTAATTTTCTTTCCATTTTTATTGTTTGATTTTAATTAATTACTTAGTTTATTTAATGCACTGAATTTTTCAGCCATTGACATTTTTACCTCAGATTTAAGTTCAATTTCCTCTTCGGATTTTTCCACTAACATTTCCTCAATTTGAGTTTTTAAGTCAGCGATAATTTTTAATAAATTGTTTACTTGCTCTTCAAGAACTGGTGTAACGATAGCCAAAACAGCTTCTGCATCCGTTGCCGGGTCAACTGCCATTTTTTCTTCTTTTACAACCTCTTCTGTTGCAAGTTCTTCGGGTGCCGGTTGCTCATCAATCGGTTCGGTTTCGGTTGTTACTTCCTCTTCGACAACTGATTCACTTTCCATTGCAACCTCTTCTTTCGGTGCATCTTTAATCTCGATAATTTCTCCGCCTTTTACAACGTAGACTTTACCCTCGATTAGATGTTCGCCATCAGGTAACTTCATATTATTTAATTTTAAGTGATTACTTAATTTAAGACCTAAAAACCCCTCAATAGAAAATCCGATTTGTTCATTACCAACTAATTCATTATAGTATTCTTTGTCAGTAATTTGAGCAGTTAGCATCAACGTGCCTTTAGGAACTTCGATTCCAAACGTTGTAAACGCTTTATCATATTGTGGATTGTCTACTATCCATGATTCAAGAATAAAAGCTGGAACCGTTTGTGCTTGGTCATGTTCTAAGTTAAATACATCGCGGTTCTTTAAATCTTGCATGAACTTAACATGGATTTGTTCTATTGTTTCCGCTGTAAATTGCACGTAATACTCGCCCGTTTCGTCATCCCGTCTATATATTTCCATTGGAATCATTGCCGGTGCTGTTACGCGGTATTTTACGTCATCCGCAAATAACATTTTGGCATCATGGTTGAATGCCATACCCTTAACTTTAATAGCCGGATTTGAAGTAAAAGCGATTTGTTCAATGCCTAATTCTTGACCGTCTGAATACTCAGGGTCAATCGTGATTTTATAAACCGGTAGGTCTTTGGTCATGCCTATATTAAATTTTATTTATATTTGTTCAAAAATTATAAATATGATTGAAGTGTTAGGTAGGCAAATAGCCAATAAAATGAATGAAATTACTGTTGAGGAATTTGAAAAGATTTCTGCAATACATAACGATTCCGAACTTGACAACGTGGAAAAGCATATTCGTGTTTTTGAAGTTGTTGGAATAGACGAAGAGGAATGGGATGACTTTAATTATTTCGTTGAAAAGACCCGAGAATTTAATACTGACAATTACGAAAAAAAAGAACCAATCGGAGAAATTGAAATTGACGGATATACCTACAAAGCTGAATTAAAACTATCTGTAAAAGATACAAAGCTAATTGAAAAGCTAATCAGTAAAACAAATAAACATAACGTTGCTGATATACTCGCTATCATGTTTAAACGTACCGATTTGAGCAATACAGAACACTATGCCGATGCCCACTTAAAACACAAAGCAAAATTATTTAGAATGCAACCCGCTGAAATTGCTATCCCTTATATAACATTTGTAACAGAAACAATTTCAAATCATGCTAATAAACAAGCTGCCGACAAAGTGGAATCA